CGCACTATGGCAGCTTCTCTAGGAAAAAAAATAAAAATGCTTCGTACCGAAAAAGGGTTGACACAAGCCGAACTAGGCGAGCTACTTAATAAAAGCGGTAGCACTGTCCGTATGTGGGAGCTTGACCGCTCGCAGCCGTCGCCGCAAACAATCCGTTTGCTTTGTGACGTTCTCGGCACTACTCCCAATGCTCTACTTGGCAAGGAAGAAAAAGAAGAGCCTGTAGAAATGGTTACGATTGATAATAATATTTTAGGTAAACGCTTACGCGCTGCGCGTGGCGATATGTCTATGCGCGAATTTGCTAAAAAATGCAATATAAGCCCGCCCCAGTTAGAAGCCATTGAAAATGGCGTTGATACAAACACGGGAAAGCCTGTTACAATCAGTTTTTCTGCTCTTGTTGACCTTTCTTTAGGCTCTGGGCTGTCCTTAGATTATTTAATGGGTAAAGACGAGCCAGCATTTAACAGCACTCCGTTAGAGGGCATGAGTAAAGAGCAAGCCTCTCTTTATATGCTCACGGAATTTCTAAGCCTCATAGATAAAGAATATCCTAAAATACCGCCCCAGCAGAAAGCCGCTTTAATTAGCGAATTTTATAAGCATGACCCTATAAAATTGTTATTATCTGCACTTAATAACGAACTATCCAAACAAGGAAGTGATGAAAAATGATGCAGCAGGCATTAAACGCCGTAATATACGCCCGTTATTCTTCCCACAATCAAACAGAGCAAAGTATAGAGGGACAGCTCCGGGACTGTTACGCATTTGCAGAGCGTGAGGGCTTGCAAGTTGTAGGCGAATATATTGACCGTGCCATAACTGGGCGCACTGATGAACGCCCAGACTTTCAGCGCATGATTGCCGATGCACGAAAACAAGAATTTCAGCGTGTCATTGTCTGGAAATTTGACCGTTTTTCACGTGACAGATACGACAGCGCTATATATAAACATAAACTGAAACAGTGCGGCGTTAGGGTTCTGTCTGCTATGGAAAATGTAGGAGAGGGCGACGTTAGTATAATTCTTGAAGCTCTGCTAGAAGCCAGTGCCGAACAATATAGCCTTGACCTTTCTAAAAAGGTGCTACGCGGTCAACGTGAAAGCAGGCTAAAAGGTACATTTTTAGGCGGCTTAACCCCTATCGGCTATAAACTGGAAAATAGAAAACTTGTTGCAGATGAGCGTACCGCTCCTATTGTTCGCTATATTTTTGAGCAATACGCAAAAGGTACGTCAAAGCAGGATATTATAAATGAGCTTGCCACACGTGGTATACTTAACCGCCACGGTAAGCCCCTTTCACATTCAACCTTGCAGACTATTCTAAAAAATAAAAAGTATATCGGTGTTTATACGCATGGCGGGCAAGACGTAGCCGGAGGCTGTGAAGCCCTCATAGACGAAAAAACATTTTTAAAAGTACAGGAACAATTAAGCAAGAGAAAACACGCGCCTGCTGCCTCAAAAGCTGTTATAGAGTATCTTTTACAAGGAAAACTTTATTGTGGCTATTGTGGCTTTAATATGTTTGGCGACAGTGGACGCGGCAGGAATGGTAGCACATACCGCTACTATGCTTGCAGGCGGCGCAAAAAAGAGCGTGATTGTAAAAAGAAAAACGAAAAGAAAGATTTTATAGAGTGGTACGTTGTTGAGCAAACTGTAGAATACGTTTTAACCCCGGAACGTATAGAATATATTGCATCTGAACTTGTCGCCCAGTACAAAAAAGATTGTGGGATTGACCGTATAAAAGCATACGAAAAGCAGCTTGACAGAATAAAGGCAGAAATAAGCCGCCTTGTTGACACTCTGGCGGTCTGTCCTGCTGCCGCGCGGCAGCCTATTTTTGATAAAATGGAACAACTGGACGCTGAAAAGCAGGAGGCAGAGCTTGACCTTTCAAAGCTCCGCATATCTGCAAAAATCCAGATTTCTAAAGAGCATATTGCAGACTGGTTAAAGCAGTTCTGCAACGGCGACGCGCTCGATGTAGATTTTCAGAAAAGAATTATTGATACGTTCATAAATTCAGTATATCTGTATGACGATAAAGTTATTATTTATTACAACATTGAGGGCGGTAAGCAAGTAAGCTATATAGATATGATTGACAGTACCGAAGAGCCGCCATTTTCAGACGATGCGCCCGGCTCTTCTGGTGGTTCGGATTTAAAACGCCCCGCTCTGCGTCTATGCTGTTGATATAAACGCCTGCTGCTTTCAATACCTCTTTTGTCT